TCGGCCTTGCAAAAGGTGGTAGCGCGCGAGAAGGCCGCCCTGCAGGACAAGATCAACACCGAGACCGAGCTGGTCAACAAGTACACGGCACTATCGAGCGCGCTGCACAGCGCGCTGGACGGGATGACCACGCCGGACCAGGCGGTGTATGACCGGATGGCGGCGCAGGCGCAGATAAAGACTGCGCTGGCTATCGCCAGGGCAGGCGGATCGCTGCCGACGGCAGACAGTTTGAAGACTGCACTGGCCGCGCTTGGCAAGGACTCGACTGGCCAGTTCGCAACGTACCAGGACTACCTGGTCGACTTCTACGCGACCAAGAACAACATTGCCGACCTTGCCGGCCTGACTGATAACAGCCTGTCGGTCGAGCAGAAGTCGCTCGATGCGCTCAACGACCAGGTCAAGTCGCTCGATGCGTTGCTGGCACGCGAGCAGGACTCGATCGATGTCCTGAAAGGGATCAGTGCCAATGGCTTGACGCTGATCCAGGCGGTGGAGGGGCTGCACACTGCGATCCTGTCGGCGCAGGCGAACCCGGTCAATGCAGCCACCTCGGCGGTGAGCCAAGCCTACCAGACCGCATTGGGGCGGGCGCCGGATGCCGCCGGGCTCGCGTTTTGGCAGCAGCAGGCGGCGGCCGGCACGTCGGTGTCGGACATCGTCAAGGCGATCACCGCGTCACCGGAAGCGACGATCCAGGGCATGTACCAGACGATGCTGGGCCGTTCGGCGGACGCGGGCGGTCTGAACTTCTGGCTCAACTCGGGTGCGTCGATGTCCGACATCGCGAATGCCATCATGGGCTCCAGTGAATTCAGCGACCACCAAAAAAAGCTGATCCCCGGATTTGCCGGCGGCGGTGACTTCGGTGGCGGCTGGCGCATCGTTGGCGAGAACGGTCCCGAGCTCGAAGCAACCGGCCCATCGCGCATCTTCAACGCATCGCAGACGGCATCGCTGATGTCGCGCCTCTCCAGCCCATCGGAGAACAGCGCGGCGATCGTGAGCGAACTGAAGTCGCTGCGCGAGGAAAACCGCCAGCTGCGCCGGATGATGGAGTCGCACCTGTACGCCGTCGCGAAAAACACGATGAAGGCCGCAGACTCGCTCGATGGTGCAGTCAACGGCACTCGTCCGCTCATCACTCAATCTGCTTAATCCAATGATGATTATCGATCCCGTCGCCTTGGGCGACGTGGCGTGCACGCGTGCATCCGTCAAGTACGTGTACGACCGCACCGGCACGCTGGTGCAGGTGCCGGCCAATACCTTGGGGGTGACCTACGACCCGGGTGACCTGACCAAGGCGCCGTATGCGCTGGTCGAGCCCGTAGCAACCAACCTTTTTCCCGAGTCGGACAGTATCGGCAATTGGTCGCTCAACGGGGCCGCGACGAAGGCGTACGACGCTGCTTACGCGCCAAACGGGACGCAGCTCGCGGACCTGGTGGCGGCCGGAGTTGACGCGGGGATTTACCGCGTTGTCTACGGGTTGACGGCAGGCGCGACATATACGGCGTCGTTTTTTGTTGAGTTCTCAAGCATCGGCCCGGGAGCAGTGCTGCGCTGGGGTAGCGATAGTTTTCTGAGCGACCGTGACGCGATGACTGCGTGGTTCGACGCGGCAACCGGGGCAGTCACTTTTGAGGGGGCGGCTGTGGTTTCAGCCGAGGCTCGACCCTGGGGCAAGAACCGTTACCGGCTGTTCCTGACGTTCCAAAACAAAATGACGGACAGCGTCGCGTTTATCGCGTACACCCACATTGCAGCACTCACTTTTTCCGCCTGGGGCTTTATGCTGGTTGTTGGCGAGGACCGGAGCTCGTTCATAGGTAGTGGCCTGACCCGTGCCGCCGACGTTATCGCCACCGGCGGCGGCCTCGTCTATTCCAACGTCGCCATCACCGAAACTCCGTACAGCGCCGCCACCACCTACGCCAGCGGTGCACAGGTCTATGATCCGGCCACCTACGCGATGTACCAGTCGCTGGTCGCCGCGAACGTCGGCAACGCGCTGACCGACACCAGCAAGTGGGCGCCGCTGGCCTCGACGGTCGTCAACCGCTGGCGCATGTTCGACCAGTACAACAACACCCAGACCACGAACGCCGAAGAGATCATCGTGTGCGTCAGCCCGCAGGCTATCTCCCAGGGGCTTTACCTAGGCAACGTCGACGCTTCAGAGGTTCGACTGTCGGTCGTAGACCTGACCGAGGGCTTGGTCTATCAGGAGACGCAAAGCCTGATCGTGTCGAATTCTGGCTCCAGCTTCTACAACTGGGGCTTCAAGCCGATCCGGCGCCGCAGCTACATGGTCAGCGTCACGTCGCCACCCTACGCGAACGCGCTCATCACTATCGCGATCAAGAAGCCAGGCGGCACTCCGAAGTGCGGGGTATGCGCGATCGGCCCGCTGGTCGACGTCGGCCTGTCGCAGTACGGCATCGGCCGCGAGATCAAGGACTACTCGACCATCAACTTCAACTTTGACGGGACCACCAACCTCCAGAAGCGGAATTTCGCGAAGCGGATGGATATCGATGTGGTCATCGACAACGAGCAGATCGACTACGTGATCGAGGCCCTGGAGGGCTACCGACAAAAACCGGTGGCGTGGATTGGCGCGAAGGAGTTGGGCTCTGCGTGCCTGTTCGGTCGCTACTCCAGTTTCAAGAACGTGGTTGAGAACTTCCCTGAATCGAAGATGAACCTCCAGATCGAAGGAACCGTTTAATGGCAATCACCACTTTGCTTGACCCGACCAAACTGCCAAATCGGACGATGGATCAGCCCACGTTCGATGCAGCAATGGCGTACCTGATGACGAATCTACCGCAATGGGGTACTGACGCCAACACGCTCGCCGCAAACCTTAACTCCATCGCGGCGGGTGGGGCGTATGCGATTCCGTACACGCTTGACACAACAAGTACCGCAGACTCTGATCCGGGCGTAGGAAAAATGAGGTTCGACCAGTACGCCAATCAGTCCATAAGTGCTGTATTCCGTGTCAGTACCACCGCTGCGGGTGGGAGTGCCTTGTCAGCCGTTATTGATACGTTTGACGACTCAACCAGCACAGTCAAGGGCCATATCAAACTTGTAAAGGTAGGTGATCCGACAAAATTTATGATATTCAGCGTGTCCGGTTTGATCGGCTCTGGCGCTACTCCTTACCGTAACATTACGGGTGCAGTTGTTGCTTCAAGTTCAACGAACCCATTTGCTAACGGGGACTCGTTGATTATGTACTTCCAGCGCGCAGGCGATAAGGGCGATACAGGGGCTGCGGCAGTTTCAGGCAATATGTTCCTGCTTGCTACTGCGACAGTAAGCAGTGCCGTGGCAAATATCGACTTCCTAAATGTATTCTCGTCCACTTATGACAATTACATTATTGAAATTTTAGGGCTCGTACCACAGAATAATACAGCACTTAATTTGCGACTTGCAAAGTCGGGAGTTGTTGACACAGGGGCCAATTATTACTATGCAGGCCCGAATGTAACGGGTACAAACGGCACTAGTTTTCCTATCACATCAGCGGCAGTAACAACTTCTTCTGGGTTTGGTGCGGTGACGACAGTTGAGATACGAAATGCAAATGATGCAGTAAGACATAAGAGCATGACGACTGTTGGTACGTTCTTTGATAACACACCAACAGCAAATACCGTAGATTACTCTTGTGCTTATAGCTTTGCATCTGCCATATCTGGCTTCCGATTGTATTTTGGCACCGGCAACATCACAGCAGGCACTGTGCGCGTCTATGGCATTAAGAACACCTAAAAGAGGGGGGAAATATGAGTGAGGCAATCAAGGTGCTGGATAACGGCGAACTGCGCGACGCCACCGAAAATGAGATTGCGGAGATTGCGGCGAGACAGGCGCAAGGCTCTGAGGCGATGCGCGAAGCAGCAATTGCTGCGACCTATACCGACGTGGACAAGGTTTACGCCGACGCCGTGGGCAACCGCACCGAGGAATACAAGGATGCCGAAGCCGATGCGCGCGCCTACAAGGCCGCAGGTTACGCGGGCGATGTATCGGGCTATGTGTCCGATTACGCGCTGCACAATCCGACCGGCGCGGCGCAGAGCAACCAGTGGGCCGCTGACCAGATCATCGCCCGCGCCGACGCCTTTGCTGCCGCCAAACTGTCGATGCGCAGCCAGCGCTTTGCCAGCCAGGCGGCGATGCGCGCCGCCGCGACCGGGGAAGCGCTGGCGGCGGCCGTCGCCGCATGGGCTGATTTCATCAGCGCCACCCGTACGGAATTGGGGCTGTGATGCTACGCGCCGCCTTCTACAAGGCCACCCACCCTGGCCTGCCCGGTGTCTACAACCGGGTGGTGCGCTGGTGGACCAAGTCGACCTATTCGCACGTGGAACTGGTCTTCCCGACTGGCTATGCGGCCTCATCGTCCTACATGGACGGCGGGGTGCGCTTCAAGGTGATCGACTTCGACCCGGATCTGTGGGATTTCGTCGAGATCCCGCGCGCGCTCGAGCAGCAGGCCTGGGCATGGTTCGAGGCGCACCGCGGCCAGCCGTACGACCTGCTCGGCAACTTGCGCTTCGTGCTCGCCCCTGTCGCCGACGACAAGAAGGCATGGTTCTGTTCCGAGGCGGTGGCGGCGGCGCTGGGGATGCCGGAGCCTTGGCGATTCGACCCCGGGGCGCTGCACTCGGCCCTGTCGCTGTTCAACCAACCCGCTTCGGCGGGTTTTTCTTTGCCCCAGCCTTGAAAGGCCCATCCATGATCAAACTGAGCGCGCCGGAAGTGACCAGCGTGGCCGGCGGCGTCGCCTCGATCGGCGCCTCCTTGACCCTGAACCAGATCGGTGTCGTCGTCGGCATCGTCACCGCGCTGCTGACCTGCGTGGTCAACGTCCTCTACATGGTCCGGAAGGACCGGCGCGAGCAGCGCGAGAGCGACGCGACGCTGGCGAACCTGGAGGCCGACAAATGAGCGCCGACAAGCCGGGCATCCCCAAGCGCGGCCTTGCCGCCGTTGTCGGCGCCGTTGCCGCCGCCGCGCTGCTGGCGTTCACGCCGGCGCAGGAGGGCAGGGTGCTGAAGACCTACCGCGACATCGGCGGCGTGCTGACCTACTGCGACGGAGCCACCGAGCACGCGCAGGCCGGGAAGACATACACGCCGGCGGAGTGCGATGCGCAGACTGATCGCGACCTTGAGCGCCACGCCGAGGGTATCGCTCCGTGCCTGCCGTGGCAGCGCCTGACCGACGGCCAGAAGGTGGCCTTCGTCGACGCAGCCTACAACATCGGCGTGACGGCGTTCTGCAGCTCGAGCATGGCCAGGAAGACCAGCGCTGGGGACGACCGCGGCGGCTGCGATGCGCTGCTGCTTTGGAATAAGGTCGGCGGCAAGGAGGTCGCCGGCCTAACTCGCCGCCGCCAGCGCGAACGCGCGATGTGTCTGCAGGGGCTGCGCACATGATCGCCGCCTTGCTCACTCGCCTCGGCGTGCCGCGATGGCTCGCGGTCGCCGCGCTGTGCATCCTGTCTGGGGCGGCCGCGCTTTCATATCGCGCGCACCTGATCCAAGTCGGCGTCGCACAGGAGTCGGCGCGCCGCGATGCGATCGATGCCGAGAACGACCGGCGCGCCAAAGCGCAGTTGGCGCAGATGAATGAGCGCGTCAAGATCACGCAGGACAAGCTCGACGCGACGCTCGCCGACCTCTCTGACCTGTACACGGAGCTATCCCATGAACAAGCCAAATCGGCTACTCTGCAGTCTGACCTTGCTGCTGGTCGTCGCCGGATGTCAGTCGCCATCGCCGCCACCTGCGCGGCTGCTCGTCCTGGACAAGGTGAAGGTGCCGGCGCTGCCGGACTGGGTTCACCAGGCGGCGGCCGCACCGTCGATCTCGAGCCTCGAGTTGCAAGCGATCTTGAATGGCTGCGGCAGACCCGGGACGATTCCCTCGTCGGACTGCGCGCCTGCATCACCACCTACGGCGCCGTGAAGGCCGCGACCGACGCGCAGTGATCGAAAGGACCACATGAGCGAAGCACGAAAATACGATCCGGGGCTGCGCCAGTACGCAAACCCGACCCAAGCGCGGTACCTCGACGCCGTCCTGGAGCATGGTGGCGAGCGGCCGGCTGCTCGCGCGCTGGGGATCGGCAGGACCACCATCCAGGCGGCGCTGCAGCGCCTGGAGTTGTCCGCGGCGCGCCGCGGCTACGCGCCGGAATACGACCTGCAGCACCCGGTCGCGCCAGGGCAGATGCTCAAGGGCGCCTCGACACTGTACAAGAACGGCGTGCCCGTCATGCAGTGGGTGAAGACCCGCGCTGATGCCGACCAGCTCGAAGAGATCATGCGCGAGGCTGCGGCGGCAATGGCCGAGGAGCTTCCGCGCGCCAAGCCGGTCAAGGCACCTCGCCTGACAAACGCCAAGCTGGCCAACCTTTACACATTGACGGATAGCCATGTCGGCATGCTCGCGTGGCATAAGGAGAACCTGGCCGCCAACGGCGACTGGGATTTGTCGATCGCCGAGCGGGTGCTGACCGGCTGCTTCGAGCACATGGT